GATACCTTCTGAATACAGTATCGACATCAACCCAAACCAGAGGCTCTTTGAATTGTTCTAACTTGTCTTTAATAAATTGAGGCTTTGAGAGACAATTATTCCGATAAGATCCCAATGATTTTTTCTCTTCAAGATAAAGATCAATAGACAGACGGGAACAATCTTCTTTAAGACGTTCCGCACATTTGCTGTAGTATTTTTCTTCGTTTACATCAGAATAAAAAGAAATCACTTTTGTCATATTACTTACCGATATGATACTTAGGTATCAATTCCCAATCTTTTTTATCTTTATGGGAAATTATCTTTATTTGTCCCATGCTTGCCAGAGGATCTTTTATCTTTTCGGGATCTATTATCTCACATAATTCCCACTCGTCAAGAAGTTTTGCTATAAGATTTCTTCTACCTATATCAGAGTCTGATATATCACTTTCCAAACCATCTAGAATAAACAACTCCTTGAAGTGCATTATCGCATATCTACCTCGCTTGTGCAGAATATGGCAAGACTGAAACAGTTTGTTTTCTTTTCTGGAGGAAACACCAAGTCGTGTGAGCGTTTCCTTTACCATTAAAAAATCATCTTCTTCTTCGAGTAGGACTTCAATACCCAGTCCATTAAAAACATCTTCATTGTCCATTGAGTCACCCCAGTATACATTTTATTAATATTTATGTTTTTGGAGATTTAGATCCCTCAAACTGGACATAAACTCGTCCGAAAGGAGAGGCATGATGTCTCTAGCCTTTGGAACAGAGCAATTAAAGTGTTCTACCACCAGTTTCAAATCATCCGAAATTTCATTCTTGATCCATTTACTGAATCGTTTTCGTTTCCGAATCGACTCCTTGAGATAATCATATTGCATTCTCTTAGAGAGATCTGGATGCATATTCATCTGATTTGAAAGAAGTATCGTGTCTGTAAAATAGGATAAGCACCGATTCACGACGAACGGTGCATATTCCTTTTCTGCCATTTCTGGATCTTCTGCGAAAAGATCGTTCTTTTCATAGTTAATCGAGTTTAGGTAATCAGTCAGTTTCATTCACTTGCTCATTCACAACTGCTATCACATTTTCCCTACGAATAACATCAAAGTCCGCATGAACTCCGATTCTATCCTGTGCATTGTAAAGAACTACATCACCAATAGAATAATCAAACAGATTGGAAACCTTTCCATCGACTCCAGGCACGCCGGGGCCCATCGAAATAATTTTAGCCTCAGCGAATGTGCTGTCGAGAACCTGACTTGCCTTAAAAATAATCCCAGATTCGGTAGTTCTTTCTTCTTCGTAATCAATTTTTTCTACAAGAAGAAAGTCATTCTGTGCGTTAAATTTACTCATTTTAAAAATCCTTTCATTTAAATTCACATTCCATCATAAGTTCAACAATACATGCAGTCATATTTATCTCCTGATCCGCAACGAACGCGGACTTATACTGATATTCTGCGATGATTAAAATCGCTTGCGGGATCGAAGATGACTTAACATGCTCGTTCAACCCATCATATATCTTGCGAAATAACTCTGTCTGGGAATTATCAATATTATCCACAACCCACTTTCGACAAGAGGCGAAGTCTCGATTTTTCATCGCAGTCACAAGATCCTTGACCTTTACTTCCCCGATTTGAGAAAGAATGCCAATATCAATAGATCCAGAAACAGAGTATCGTTGAATCTCGTTGAGCATTCGACGAATGTCAGGGAAATACTTTGTGATCAGTTGAGCAAGAACCTTTGGTTCAAAGGGAATGCTCTCTTGTTCAAGAATCCAAGTGATTCTTTTCAGGAGTTGACCAGCGACTTCTGGCTTCTCCTTCGACGGAATCTTGAATTCAATGTTGGTGCAGCGAGAATGAATCGGAGAAATGATTCGGTTCTTGTAGTTACATGTAATAATAAACCGACAATTCTTGGAGAACTCTTCGATCGCACCACGAAGTGCAGGCTGAATGCTCTGAGCGTTACTGTAATCAAACTCGTCTAGGATCACTATCTTCTTACCGCCGCTCAGAGAGACGGTGCTTGCGAAGTGACGGATCTTAGTTCGAAGAGTGTCGATGTTTCCCTCTTCCGAACAGTTGATCAGAATGTGATCCGAGTTAAGTTCGTTGCAAATGGCGCGAGCGACTGTCGTTTTACCAACACCCGCACCGCCATAAAGCAATAGATTCTGAGACTCACCCGACTTAATTATACCCCGAAGAGTCTCCTTTAGACTCTTGGGAAGAATACAATCTTCAATTGTCTGCGGTCGATACTTTTCGACAAACAGTCCATGATCTAGCATTTAAATAATCACCCATTAAATTTACTTGAAGTTTCGAGAGCAACCCAGTAGGTAAGATCAATGTCATTGTGAGTAAACTGACTAATCACAGTTTCAGTGAAATCAATCGTATAGTTTCCAGGGAAGAGACGGAGGAGACTAATCTTGAAATCAAACTGATAGTCAGCATCAATTGTGTTCTCTCCAAGAGAAACAGAATACTGATTACTCGTCGGATCACTAGAATCGTGAACGATTCCCAAGATTTCAGATCCATCATCACTTGGAGTAATTCGAAGATCTTCCACTTGTAGAACAGATGCAGCACGAGTCAGTTCAGTAAAGACAGAGTTTGTCATGTTGATACTGAGCGCAGTTTCTGGCATCTGCACCTGCTTTGTCGGCACTGTAAGAAGAGTCGGTTCGCAGTAATGATACTTTACGGAACTAGTCTTTCCATCACCGATCGTGACATACTTCTCGTCGAAGGTAAACTCCGGATGATCAAACATAGAGATCACAGAGAGAAACTGACTGAGATCCCAGATACCAAACTGAGTTTCGAAATCCTCTTCGACAACCACACGAGCCATAACATTCTTCGTTGGGGTGATTGTCTGAATAACATTTCCTGGTTCAACTAGAATGTTTGAGTTGAGTGTGGAAAAATTCTTAAGAATTGCAAGAGTTTCCTTGCTAAGTTGTGTCGCTTCACTGACCATTAAAATTGATCCTCCATTTTTTCCATGTAGTCTTCATAATCTAATCTACCTTTACCAAGATCCTTGAGAACGGTTCGATCTTTTTTACGACCGGACTTTTTATATGATCGTTCTTTCTTCTTTCGATATCTTTCAGACTCGTCAGAATATCCACGTTCAATAGTTCTCTTCTTTTTCATCTAAAATTCCTCCAGATTCTCTATTAAGTTTTTCAGGCGGTTTTCAATCATATAATTGAGTATCTTGGATCTATCTCCCTCGGAGTTTGTTTGAAATTGATTAACAACTTCATTCTGAATTGTATCCGGGATATAGTTCAAGTCAATTAACTTTTTGTTTCTTTCCCAACCAGCAGAGCAATACTCTGGAGGAGATCCGGTCATTCTATAAGTTTCTAGAATATCTTCAATTGTTTTCTTTGTGAGTCTCTTCTGTCGCTTCGATTCGATCATAAATGTATCATCATCAGAAAGAACATTCGGAATACCGTCAGACGAATCTCCACGAACGATATGATCGATCAAGAAGCCCTCTGGGTCATCGCAAATCAAAAACTCTTTCTTAATGCAAGAATATTGTGAGACGTTCGTGAACCTTTGCAGTTGCTTAAAGTCCTTGTCATTTGAAAGGATGAGAATCTTTTCGGATGAAGAATACTTCTCACATAAAACAGAAATAATATCATCTGCCTCTGCTCGTTCAACTTTGATGTTCTTGTACGGAAAGTTTTGCTCAATTTCTGTGCGAATCCTGTGAAGTGCATCATAGATGCTTTCCCAATCAACGTCAGATGCATCTTGCTTTGCCTTTCGGTTCAACTTGTAATATTCAAAGATGTCTTTTCGCCAGCAGTTGCTAGAGTCATGGCAAATTACAAGTTCACCATACTCTTCCCTGAACATTTTTCGATACATTCGATATGTGTTTAAGACCATATGCCTGAGCATATTTTCATCGATTGTGTCGTACTGCTTAATTGTCTGAAAGATGTTTGCTAGTATAATTTGATTATTATCTACAAGTATCACAATTCAATCCAAAACATAATACCATTCGGTTGTTTCACCCTAGTATACAACACTCCGGACGATGGGTCAAACCATTTATCACCATGTTCTGCAAACTTAGGCTTTATGGTTGTTCTGTAAAAGGTTGATCTGGAATTAAGTTCATACCAATTATCTGCCATGTCAGACGGTGTAGGCAGATTTCCCTCTTTTAGAGCCAAGAAAGAACTGCCATTATACTCAACGAGATCTCCGTACTTATATTCCTCGCCTTTAACATAATCTCTTTTTAGAGTAAATGATTTTATTTCTTCATTCATTTTCCGGCTCTTAGTATGATTGTTTCGTCATTAGTTCTTCCGGTGGCAGCAACTTCTTTAGAACTTAGTTGGGTAATAATTATATTTTTTGCAGATAAAGAAGTGCCTTCTGTGATCTGGGTGAGAACATTTTTTCTATTTCTCACTGCCTTCATAAAGGAAGATTCATCAAAATTCTTTATAGTCGTACCAGAAACAGTCATCCCATTTTTGCTCTCTAGAAACACTATCTTGTTAGTTTTCGGATGATATAAGATACAAGTATTGCACCCAATTATATCTATGGGATTGACTGATTTAATCTTCAATTTTTTGTTTTCTTCTGCGTACTTTAGATTTTTAATCAACTTAACAGGATTTTGCTTTCTTTTCTTGCGAACAATTTTGCTATTCTCTTCCAAGAAACTATTTACATTTTCTACAAAATCCTTGAGATGGTTAAGTTTAGTTTTTGATAAAAACTCCCAAGCCTCCACAAGTTGATCATCCTCCTCCTTTATAGCACCATTAACATCGTTAAACATTATGTTAAAATCTGAGAGAAGAGCCTTCAAGTCCTTTTTTGCAGGCTTATACACATTCATAAGACTTTTTATATTTGGTTTTCTAATACTTCCGTTCGATCTAAGGTTATCAATGTAGTCATCGATCATTCTGTTGAGCGCGATTCCGATTGTATCTTCTTGAGTCTTCATTCTGGTTTCCAAAAGACATAGATGGGTTCGTACTTTAAATGCTTTCCGTTCACTTTGCAATAGTTTTTACACAAAGGTTTTCCATTTTCATCGACCCGATTCTGACCTGGCATTCCTTCAAGTGCCATTTTCAGTTTATATTTATATTCAAGTCCCATTTCTTCAAGAATTTTTTGCGAGTCTTCCTCCAATGGGAGATATTCACCCTTGATCAGAATATCCGCTATGTTCCACAGCAAATATCGTCCGGGAGCGAGCCACTCTGCACAGGTTTTCAGCGTAGGGCGCAGGAATCCATCTCTCCAAGATTCATATGATG